GGTGAGGGGATTAGAACAGCGGCTGAACTTTCGATTTGGGAACAATTCAGTTTAGCCGCTTTTCTTCAACGACATTGGGCAGACAACCAAGTAAGTTGTACGGTTACATTCAATCCAGAAACGGAGACAGACCAAATTGCTCCGTGTTTGAATTATTATCAGTATCACCTAAAGGGTATTAGTTTATTACCAAGACACGATTATGGGGCTTATCCTCAAATGCCATATGAGGCAATTGATGAAAAGACTTATGGTAAAGAAGTCAAAAAACTTGGTAAATTATCATTTGGTGTGATAAAGAATGAAGAGGCAGAAGTAGATAAATTTTGTAACAACGATAGTTGTGAAATCATTCCAACCACTGGTGATAATGATGACCAAGATTATGCAAATTAGACTTAAAAAACAGCGGACAGGCAGACGACACACCTGTAAAAAAATGTGTCAATTTCAAAACAACAATAGGAGTGATTACTATGAACTATCGTAATCTAATCTCTATTCTTGCAATGTCAGTAGGACTTGTTTATGGACAGGCCGTTACTGGTTTTGTTGGGGATGGAGAAAAACCACTTGTTGGAGCGAATGTAATCGTTGAGGGTACAGAACTCGGTGGAGTAACAGACGAAAGTGGAAAATTCGTCATCGAAACTGGATCTGGTACTTTTGACATTACTGCTTCATACATCGGTTATGTTGCCAAAACTCAATCAGTTGAGATTGGTGATATAGTTGGAAGTGTCAGTTTTGACTTAGAAACTGATGTGGTTGCTCTCACAGCACTTGAAGTTCTTGCTTCTCGTGCAGATGAGACTACACCTGTTGCTTATACTACGGTTAGTAAAGAAGAAATGGAAGTGAGATTAGGTTCTCAAGATATTCCAATGATTCTAAACACAACACCAAGTGTATATGCAACTCAACAAGGTGGAGGTGCGGGAGATGCCCGTATTAATGTTCGTGGATTCAACCAACGAAATGTCGCAGTAATGATAAACGGAGTTCCCCAAAACGATATGGAGAACGGATGGGTTTATTGGTCTAATTGGGATGGAGTAGGAGATGCTACTTCCTCAATTCAGATGCAACGAGGTCTATCAGCCGTGAATCTTGCTACACCATCAATTGGTGGAACGATGAACATTATCACCGACCCAGCTGCTCACGAAAAAGGTGGGAAGTTCAAACAGGAAGTCGGTGAGGGTGGATTTCTAAAATCTACCTTGAATTATAACTCAGGTCTAATAAATGATAAGTTGGCAATTAGTGGTACAATTGTTCGTAAAACTGGTGACGGTTTGATTGACGGTACTTGGACAGATGCTTGGGCTTATTATTTAGGTACATCATATGCTGTATCAGATAAACAGAGATTCGAGTTATATGCAATCGGTGCTCCACAAAGACACGGACAGAACCTATACAAACAGAACATAGCTACTTATTCTCAAGAGTTGGCTGGAAGTATCGATGGATACAATGATTCAGCTTATGTTGAGGGAGAGAAGTTTGAAACTGAAGCTGGTAGGTTCTTCAATCAGAATTGGGCACCTGTAGACCCATCATATAAAGGTAAACAATACTGGTATATGTATGGTGCTAATACAACAGACAGGTACAATCCAAATCTGTTGAATGAAAGAGAAAACTTCTTTCATAAACCACTTGTAAATCTAAACCATTTCTATGATATAAATGATGATATGAGATTATCTTCAGTATTATATTGGAGTGGTGGTTCAGGTGGTGGTACTGGTACTTATGGAAGTGTCAGTAGAAAACCTGCAGTCGAAGGAGAACCTTGGTATGCAAGTTCACCTTGGATGTGGGATTGGAATGCTGAGATTGAACAGAACTCATCTAATGTAGATTCTGCTTGGTCTGATGTTGAAAATCGTTCAACAGGTATTCTTCGTAACTCAATCAATCGTCAGAACACATATGGTTTGATTTCTAAATTGAACTATGATGTATCAGACGAACTTGAAGTTCAAGTTGGTATCGATTGGAGAACTGCTGGTATAGAACACGCCCGTGAGGTTCGTGATTTATTAGGTGGAGACTACTATGTAAATTTCGCCGATGATAACGCACCTGATGGTAAAGTAGTTCGTTTAGGTGATATTATCGCCTATCACAACGAAACAACTGTTGATTGGTTTGGTGCTTTCTTACAAGGTAGTTATACTGGTGAGAAACTAAACCTTTATGGTATGGGTGGTGTATCCACTATTGGATATACTTACGAAGACCATTTTGCTCTAAATGTAGATGAAGATGGAAACAAAATTGATAATTTTGTTGAAGCTCCATCTATCACAACCTTTCAAGTAAAGGGTGGTGCTAGATATAATCTTGATGACAGATTATCAGCATTTGCTAATTTAGGGTATGTTCAAAAACCACCAATCTTAGATAATGTGATTGACTATGATGGAAATGTATCTACAAATCCAGACAATGAGAAATTCATATCTAATGAAATCGGTGGAGAATACAGAAGTGATAAAGTTGCTATCAAGGGTAGTTATTACAACACTCAATGGAAAGATAGAAACCTTACAAAATCTGTAACAACAGGACAAGGTGATTCAGGTGACACAGACATCATTTATCTAACTGGTGTAGACCAAAGTCATAGTGGTTTCGAGATAGAGTCTAAAGTTGCTCTACACGAAATGGTAGACTTAGATGTCGCTGTTAGTATCGGAGATTGGTACTTTGACGGAGATGCTAAAGGTGACTATACTTCAATGGAATACAATGAAAATAATGAGATTATTGGACAAACATCTACTGAGTATGAATATGCTCTAAATAATCTAAAGGTTGGTGATATGCCACAGACATCTTATGTTGGTGGACTTACAGTAAAACCAATCAAAGGTTTGAGTGTACAAGGTCTTTATAGATGGTACGACAATCACTATGCTGATTGGAGTCCTGATTCTCGTGAGGTTGATGGTGATGCAGATAGAGCACAAGTATGGAAAACTCCATCTTATGGTAAGTTAGACTTACATCTATCTTATAAATTACCTGAAATTGCAGGTCTTGATATGACTATTCACGGTCATTTATTCAATGCTCTTGACGAAGTATATGTTCAAGATGCAACAGACAATAGTAAATACAATGGGTATGGTGATAAACTTCACTTAGCTCATAATGCCGAAGTATTTCTTGGAACACCAAGAAGTTTCAACTTAGGACTATCTGTCAATTTCTAAAGTAATAAATTGGGGGGAATTTTTCCCCCCAATTATTGTAAAGGTACAAACATTGAAAAAGTTATTATTTTTGTTATTATTATTTTGTTGTGATGATAGGGTAGAAGACCCGACTAAATCTAATATTATCGTGACGATGTTACGAGTAGATAGAATTGAAATACTTGATTGGTTATGGATAACACCTGCTCCAATTTGGGGTCACTTAGAATCAGAAGATAGTATACCACTTGAAAGAATGGTTGTACATTGGTGGAGTAATATGTATTGGGACGAAGATGATTCAAGTGGACATTACAGATTATTACCAAACAGAAGAAATAAAGCAATATGGTATGATAACTTTGGAAACAGAGATACTATGGATGTAGATGTAGACACACTAAGATGGACTACAGACAGATACTCTGAAGTAGATAGTTTAGGATATTTTTTCAATACACTAAGACCTACAAGAGTAATGCAAAATAAGGGTAGTGGTAGTTGGATGAAATTGTATTGGAGTATTGAAAATACACTAATAGATTCACAAGAAATATTTCTAATGGATTGAAAAAAAAATAAAAAAAGTTGTAAAAAGTGCTTGTATTTGTCATTTTTTATTTGTAACTTATGGTATGAAAAATAAGGAAAAAATAATGAATACAAGAAAACATCTAAAAGAAGGTACTTACACTTATTGGGTAAATAAAAGAAGTGGTACTATCCAGCATGTGGGAGTTGAATATAATAAGTATTTCAAGAATTTCAAATTGACTATGAGTACTACAAATTTACCATACGAAAGAATGTATTTCACAAAAGGTAGTGATATGAATGGTGTGGATAGATTCTTGAAAAACTATGAGTTTATTTGTGAGAATCCAACCAATGATTTTTTTGTAAATGTCTTGGCTAACAAGAAACTAAAGAGTGAGTTTACTTGGGGTAGAAAAACCAATGGTAGACTTGGTATCACTAAAGATGAATATTTTTCAAAACTAAACATAAAATAAAAGGAGTCTATTATGTATAGAAGTGAATGTTGTGGTGGAATGGTCTATGATGACTATGACATCTGTTCAGATTGTCTCGAACACTGCGAAGTGTGGTTTGATGGTGATGAAGAAGACGAAGACGAATCGTAAATGTAAACAATGTAAAACAGAGTTAGATGGGATAATGATTTTTTATCCTGAACTCTGTTTATTTTGTGTTATAAAAAAAGAAAATAATGCTTGACACATATAGTAAAAGTTGTGTATATTATACTATGAATAATAAAGGAAAAACAAACAAAATGAAGACAACAACTAACAATCTAATAAACAATTTTTCTTATGAAGACTTGGCTCACGCTTTATATCTAAAAGGTGAGAGGGATGGTGTTCATAAAATTACAGACAAAACTCAATGGAGAGAGTTTGTTATCGCTGACAAATTAGGTCACAAGGCTTTTGATAAGATTTCTGCTGGTAAAGGTAGTGATAAATATGGTGCAGATGCTTATGAGGCTGATGGACAAACTGCAGAATATAAGAGTAAGTCTATCAATGACAAAGAGGTTCGTAACCTTACTCGTCAAGTTAGAAACCATAATACAGGTTTGAGATTTTCAGCACTCAAAGTTCCTGGTGTTTACAATGGGGCATATACACAAGATGCAATTGATGCTTATTCTAAACATAATCACTATTTTGGTGTGTTTTGGAAAGAGAGATGTGTTTTGATTATCAAACCAACTACTGATTATGTTATCAGTACACTTACTGAAAACAACAACAATCGTAAAGATGGGGCGACAACAAACCTAAATAGTGTTGTTGTGAACTTAGACGATGTTTCTAATTATGAAATTGCTTACAAAGACAATGATTGGTTCGAGGAGAATGAATGAAAAGTTATGCTATAGTAAATGAGGATTGTTTAGACTTACTAAGAGGTCTTGATGATAATTCTATTGATTTGGTTCTAACAGATCCACCATATTATATTGGATATGATGGTGGTAAGGGTTGGGACTCGGCTTGGGACACAGAACAAGATTATTTAGATTGGTGTAAGTTATGGACAGCTGAATGTGTTAGGGTATTGAAACCAAATAGATGTATGTATGTTTGGGGTACTACCAAAACAGATACATTCTTGAAATATAAATTAGATGTTCTCAACTCTTTTGATGATATTTATTATCAGAGTTGGATAATATGGTCGTATGATTGGGGTGGTAGAACAAAGAAAAACTTTGCCAGAAAACACGAGGATTTATTGATGTATTCTAAAGGTAAAGAATTTATGTTCAACAAAGATGATGTTAGAATACCATATATTTTGAAAAAGAGTGTTAGAAAAGGTAAAGAACTAAATCCACTTGGTAAAATACCAACGGATGTTTGGCCAAAGAACAATCATACCACATCAAAAGAATATGCTGGATGGCATCCAACTCAGAAACCACTTGAGTTATTAGAAAGAATTATCAAGGCTCACACAAATAAAGGTGATGTTGTTTTGGATTGTTTTAGTGGTAGTGGTAGTACTGCAATTGCATCCATAAATACCAACAGAGAATTTATTGGTTGTGAGTTAGATGAGGAGTATTTTACAAAATCAATGGAAAGAATAAACGAACTAACAGGTGTAAATAGGTTTATATAAATGTATCAGGCAATTCATTACGACCATTTCAAAAAGAAAATACATCTTTGGGATGATAAGGCTGGTTACCAAGTCATACCATTCAAAAAATATGCGTATACCAAATCACCTGGTGGTCAATATGTTTCACTATATGGTGATAGACTAAAGAAGATACACGATTGGGATCCTAAAGAAAAAGGTCTGTTTGAGTCTGATGTACAACCCGTAGTTAGATTTTTAGTAGACCAATATACAGATAGTGATGAAGTATCTGATGGTCACAGAGTAATGATTATGGATATCGAGTGTGAAATCGTAGATGGATTTCCTGATGTTCAGAATCCAAAAGAACAGATAACTTCTATTGCGATTTATGATTCTATTACCGACCACTATACTGCTTTTGTACTCGATCCTGAAAATAAATTTGAACTACCATCTGATGATGTAGGTAACAGAGTAAAAGAAGAAGATGGACAAACGATTGAAACATTCAAAACAGAGTTTCAATTATTGACAAGATTTTACCTAAAATATATGGAAATCCAACCAACAATAATTACTGGCTGGAATATAGAGTTTTTCGATATTCCTTTTCTCTATAATCGGTCAGTTCAAGTGGTTGGTGCTGATGTGGCCAATTTACTATCACCAATTAGAGAAGTAAATTGGTCTACATTCAGAGAAAGATATACAATTGCAGGTGTGAACATTTTAGACTATCTCGCACTCTACAAGAACTTTAGATTTACGATGCAATCAAGTTACAGATTAGACCATATTGGTGAGGTTGAGGTTGGTACGAATAAAATAGAATATGATGGTACATTGAACGATTTATATGAAAATGACTTAGAGAAATTTGTAGAATATAACATACACGATGTTAGGATTGTGAAGAAACTCGATGATAAATTAGATTTTATTGATATTGCTCGTGGTGTGGCTCATCTTGGGCATGTACCTTATGAAGATGTATTTATGAGTTCACGATATCTTGAGGGTGCGATTTTAGTCTATCTGAAAAAGGTTGGAATGGTTGCACCAGATAAACCACCAAGACCAAAACAATTGAGTGGTGATAAGTTCGCAGGTGCTTATGTACAAGAACCACAATCTGGTAAACATAGTTGGGTATATGATTTGGATATTACGAGTATGTATCCGAGTGTAATTCGTTCATTGAATATTTCACCTGAAACTAAACTTGGTAAGGTTATTGGTTGGGATCCTGAAGAGTATTTACAAAAAGATTTGAAAAAGACTTATACTATTGAGATGAAAGGTAAGGAACAAGGTAAAGTAACTAATGACCAACTCGAACAATACTTCAATGATAATCAAGTCAGTATATCTTCGTGTGGAGTATTGTATAGAACTGATAAGAAAGGTTTGATTCCATCACTATTGACTAAGTGGTTCAATGAAAGGGTAGAGTTCAGAAAGTTGGCTAAGAAGTTTGCTGAAGAGGGTAACGATGAACAACATCAGTATTTTGATAGAAGACAATACCTACAGAAGATTATTCTAAACTCATTATATGGTGTGTTGGGTTTACCTGTATTTAGATTCTATGACTTAGATAATGCAGAATCAACAACATTGACAGGTCAATCACTAATCAAATTCACTAAGAAAATGGGTAACTACTTTTACAACAGAGAGTTGGGTGATGACAAAGACTATTGTATTTACATTGATACTGATTCAGTATTTTATTCTGCAGTTCCATTGGTAGAGAAGAGATTTCCGAATGAAAAATTATCTGATGTGATGATGTCAAAAAAGATTCTTGATATTGCATCAGAGGTACAAACATTCTTGAACAATTCATATAATTATTTTGCTAAAAGATTCAATCGTATAGATGAACACTATTACGAGATAAAACAAGAGGTTATTGCAAAGAGTGGATTATTCATTACCAAGAAAAGATATGGTATGAAGATTATCAATGATGCTGGAGTAAAGGTAAACAAAGTGCATGTCAAAGGTTTGGATACCGTTAGAAGTTCATTTGCAATCGCGATGAAAGAATTACTATCGAGTGTGTTGGAAGATATTTTGGCGGATGTACCAAAAGAAAAGATAGATGAGAGAATTGTAAACTTTAGAAATTCAATGGAGTTGATGGACTTTGATAGAATCTCATCACCAGTTGGGGTAAAGAATATATCAAAATACATATCACCATCAGATGGTATGTTTACTGATTTCAAAAAAGGTGCACCAGTGCATGTCAAGGCTGCTATAAATCACAATGACTTACTAAAGTATTACAAACAAGATAAGAAATATGAATTCATCAAGAATGGTAGTAAGATAAAGTGGGTGTATCTAAAAGAAAATAATTTAGGTATGGATGTGTTGGCCTACAAAGGTTATGAGGACCCACCTGAGATAATCAAATTCATAAAAGAGAATATACATCATAAGAAAATCTACGACCAGGCGTTATATAAAAAGATTATGATGTTTTATCAGGCTATGAATTGGGATGAACCAACACTAAAAAAAGATACCATTGAAAGATTTTTTTGATTGTTTGAGAATAATAAACAATATATATAAATATACTAAAACTATAATAGGAGAAAAACGGTTATGAATAAAGATGTATTGACTCGTTTCATTTCAAAATACCATTTGAGTGGTAACATAAATACTGCCATTTGGAGAAACAACGATAGTACTCTATCAACACGATTCATTTCAGGTGATAAATCATTACTTGGAAATGTTAGTTTGGATGAGTTTGATGTTGAAGATTTTGAAATGGGAGTATATAATACAAACCAATTATCATCATTACTTGGTGTAGTTGGTAATGATATCAATCTTGATATACTAAGGTCAGAAGATAAATGTATTTCACTAAAAGTGAAAGATGATACTTCTTCTGTAAACTATATGTTATCTGATTTATCAGTAATAAACAGACCACCAGACTTGAAGAATGTTCCTGATTTTACATTGACACTTGACATTGATTCTAATTTTATCAATAAATTTATCAATGGTAAATCTGCATTACCAGATACAGAAACATTCACTATATTGACAGATGAAAGTGATAGTGGTGCAAAAGTTGTTATTGGTTGGAGTGAAATAAACTCTAATAGAGTTGAACTACCAGTAAATGTAACTGAGTTTGACAAGTTAGACAATATCTCATTCAATGCAAATCTATTCAAAGATGTATTGGTTGCAAACAAAGAGTGTGGTAATGCAAGATTGAGAGTTTCAAAAGATGGACTTGCACATATCAAATTCCAAGTTGATAAGTATGTCTCTGAGTATTTCCTTGTTGCATCTGCGAATAAGAGATAAATGTATCTAAAATACTTTGACAAATTTTACAACCAAGATGGATACTTAGACATATCCGAAGAAGAGTGGACTTACATAAAAGAAACCTTTGAAAAGGATGATGTAAAAGAAAGTCTTGCCAAAGTTGCAATGACTTATCCGATACCTTATGCGGAAATATCTGAAGAGGTGTGTCTAAAAGACTATAAAAAGTTGAAAGGTATTTGGTGGAATGATTTGATTGTAGAAGATGAGTGGTTTGCCAGAAGTGAAGATGGATATAGATGGGGAATTGATTATAAAGGTAAACAGATTTATTTCAAACGATATAATGTTGGTAATAAATCATCAAACTACTTTCAACAGAAAAATAGATGGTCTGTAGATGGTTCAGTTTCACCTGGACCACAACGGACTTGGGAAACTGAGAAGTTTATGACGAGTCTAATGGGTGCGGCATACTCTTTGAAGTTACCTAAGATTGATAAAAAACATCTAAGGTTGATGATAGGACTCAGAAAATACATTTGTAGTCAATTCAAACCATCGGTCGCAAAAGCAATATATGATTACTTTGAGGCTGATAGTATTTTAGATTTTTCTGCAGGTTGGGGTGATAGATTGGCTGGGTTTTATGCCTCTAATTCAAGTAGGTATTATGGTATAGACCCAAGAAAAGAAAATCATCCAATCTACAGAGAACAGGCTGAGTTTTATGAAAAACATAGAAGTACTTTTTTAGAACCAACTAAGGAAGTAGATTTCTTTGAATCACCTGCAGAAGATTTTGATTACTCTCAGATAAAACCTGTTGATTTGGTATTTACATCACCACCTTATTTCAATGTGGAACGATATAGTTATGATGACACTCAAAGTTGGATAAGATACAAGGATATAAATTCTTGGAATGAATCATTCTTACATAGGGCACTTGAAAAGATGTGGACTCGTATAAGTAGTGGTGGACATTTGTTGGTAAATATTTCTGATGTCTATTCTAATTCAAAATGGAGTACTGATAGAGGTTGGGATAAGATATGTGACCCAATGAATGATTTCATAAATAATGAATTAGAGGGTTCAGAATATCAAGGTTGTATTGGTATGGAGATGGCAAAGAGACCTAATAGTGGTGGTGCAGGAACTGCAAAATCAGAAGAGTATAGTGAAGAATCACTAAAACTTGCGGAAGAGACAAAGAACAAAACATTTTGTGAACCTATTTGGGTATGGAAAAAATTATAGACTATTTTACTAAGTTTTACGATATGAAACCGTATCTTTTCATAGATGAAAAGGAATGGAAGTATATTATGGAGACTTATGAAAAAGATGAAGTAGTTGATGAATTGGCTAAATGTTTACATACATATCCGTGTCCAATACCACAAATTACTGAAGAAGAATCTTTGAGAAGTTTGAAAAGACTCAAGGGTGTGAAATGGCCAGACATATTGGTAGAAGATTTTTGGTTTCCAAGAAATGAACAAAAATCAAAATACATATTATCACCAAAATATTTCAAACGAGATAATAAAGGTAATAATGCATCAAATCCATTTCACATAGAAACAAGATGGAAAGTTGATTGGACGAGAACACCAAGTGGATGGAAAACTTGGCAAACAATTGATGGGATAAAAACAATTGTTAGGGCATTTTGGAGTCTTGAAAAGGTATTGACCAAAGTAGATTTACAGAGTATTAGAATGGCCACCACATTACGAAAGTATGTGGCATCACAATTCAAACCAAGTATAGCGAAAGGATTTTATGACTACTTTAGAAGTGGTAATGTACTTGACTTTAGTGCTGGTTGGGGTGATAGGTTGGCTGGGTTTTATTGTGGAGAGACAACAAAATCATATGTTGGGATTGACCCAAACACACTCAATCATCCAAACTATAAAAAACAAGTTGAGTTCTATAAAGAAAACCAAACATTTTTTGAAGAACCAAAAGAAGTAGAGTTTATTTGTGAACCAGCGGAAGATGTGGATTATTCAAAATATGAAAATTATTTCGATACAATATTTACATCACCACCTTACTTCAATGTTGAAAAGTATTCCGATGAAGATACACAAAGTTACATCAGATATAAAGACATTGATAGTTGGAATAAAAACTTCTTACATAAGACAATAGAAAAGATAATTCCAACATTGAAAAAGAATGGGATACTGGCAATAAATATTGCAGATGTTTATGATGCAAAAAACAAAACATATTTTGACATTTGTAATCCAATGAATGATTTTATAAAATCACAAGGGTTGGAATACTATGGTTGTATAGGAATGGAGATGACTAAGAGATTCAATAGTGGTGGTGCTGGTAATGCAAAAAGTGAATACTTTAGTGAAGATTTGAAAGATAAAACAAAGGAAACCGAAAATATAGCATTCGGAGAACCAATATGGATATGGAAAAAAGCTTGACTTGTATTGCTTTTATTCGTATATTCATATATGATAAATTAGGAAAATAAATGGAAAATGATACTCTTTTGTGGGTTGAGAAATATCGACCACAAACACTCGATACATATGTTGGTAACGAACACCTTGTAAAGAAGGTTGGTTCATATATCAAAAATGATGACATACCACACCTTTTACTATATGGGAAGGCTGGTACAGGTAAGACTACTCTTGCAAAACTAATCGTCAATCAGATTGATTGTGATTATTTATATATCAATGCATCCGATGAGAATAATGTTGATACTGTTAGGACAAAGATAAAGACATTTGCCTCAAGTATTGGATTCAAGAAATGGAAAGTGGTTATATTAGATGAGTGTGATTATATAACACCAAATGCTCAGGCCGCTCTTCGTAATCTTATGGAAGTATTTTCTTCACATTGTAGATTTATATTGACTTGTAATTATTTAGAGAGAATGTTACAACCTATTGTAAGTCGTTGTCAGACTTATAACATATCACCACCATCTAAAAAAGAAGTTGCTCTTCACTTGAATACCATTTTGAAACAAGAGGATGTCGATTTTGAAATAAAAGATATGGGTGACATAGTAAATGCAAACTATCCTGATATTCGTAGAATTATAAATACAATACAAAGACAAGTAGTGGATGGTAAACTCGTATTAGTATCTGAAGAATATAATGATAATTACAAAGTAAAGATTTTGGAATCATTGAAAAATGACAATCCAAAAGATTGTTTCAATAATATACGAAAGATTCTTGCAAACTCAAAGATAAACGACTTTGTGGATTTGTTTAGATACTTATATGACACAATAGATGATTTTGCAAAGGGTTCAGAAGCCGAGGTTATACTAACAATCGCCGAGTATGAGTTTCGTGATTCACAAGTTCCAGATAAAGAGATAAATTGTATGGCGATGCTAACCAAGATTATAGGATATATAAAATGACAATGAGACCGATGAAACCAATGCCAGGGCAACAACAACAAGTACAAGTTGATTTGAGTAAGGCTGAAAGTATCTCGTGTGAGAAATGTGGTAATTATAATTTTATTCAGACATACTTTCTGAAGAAATTATCACCACTTGTATCACCAACAGGAGAAGAAGCCATAGTACCAATCAATGTATTTTCTTGTGGTAATTGTGGTGAAGTACCAAAAGGATTCATTCCAAAAGATGAGTAATTACGAACAAAATTTAGTAAAATTATTTGGTAATGATTATGTGGATAATCTTGTTCCATCTGAAGAAGAGTTGGAACAAAAGTATAGTATTGAGGATACCAAACAAAAAGGTAAATCTTTATTCGACCACATAACTGCAATTTGTACACAACCAAACAACTATTTTGAAAATCTAACAGAGGTTGATAAAAAGTCGTGGTCAAATTATATGGTACATCGATTCCTTTCAATGAAAATGGAATGGGTGGACTTTGTAAATGATGTTCAGAAGTATTGGACATTAGAACCTAAAGATGTTTATAAGTTGTACACAAGTATATTACCAAGAAAAAAACAATGGTTGAAATATATCAAGGGAGAAAAAGATATGAGACCCAACGAGGTATTAGAGATAATATCAAAACACTTCAAACTATCATTCAGAGAATCTGTGCAGTATTATGACTACTACATCTCTTCTGAACAAGGTAAGGCCGAACTCGGTGGTATCTTGAGAAAGTATGGAGTAAAAGAAGATGTAATTCGTAGGAAATACGGACTTACATAGAATGTATAATCGGTTTAATAACCCAAATTTAAATCCAGTTACAATAGAGGGATACAAAATGGCGAAAGGTAAATTGACAGAACTTACTAATTATGAGAAAGCATTATATGAACACGAATGGGGATTAGATACCAAAGAAAAAATAATTTGGTTGAATCAAGAATTCGAGTTATCGACACTTTATGATATCGGAGCAAAATTACACACGATACAGAGGGTAAATCCTACTGATGACCCAATAACTTTACATATCACATCTTATGGTGGTGATTTGTATTCGGCACTTGGGTTGATAGACACTATACAATCATTTCCTGTGAAAGTAAATACACACGCAGTTGGTGCATGTATGAGTGCAGGAAGTTTGATTCTAATAAGTGGGACGGGTGAAAGAACTATGACTAAAAATACGACAATTATGGTACACGAGGGTTCTTCTTTTGAACACGGAAAAACAAGTGATGTGTTGAGTTCATCAAAACACCTTGAAAATCTTAGGAAGAAAATGATAGAGATGTTTATTCAACACACCAACAAACCAAAGGCATTTTGGAATAGAGTTATGACAAAAGACACATACATTGATTCCAAACAGGCTATAGAATACGGAATAGTAGATAGTATAAAATGACAAGTGTAGATTACCAAGTCCTAAGTAAGTTCGTTGATATTGATGAACGAGATTTGGAGTTTCACAAGATAACAAATGCAATAAAAGAACACGATATCGAACACGGTATCGAAGTTATATTTGATTATTATCGGAGACACGGATTTCCACATTATAAAATTCGTGAGGAAGAGAAACACGACCACATAAAAAAACTACAAAAGTTTGATGTGAATACTATTTTTATTGATAATCAAATCATACAGACAATGCATTGTTTGAGATTGGCTTGGACATACTTCCCACATTTTTGGGAAATAAGATGTGGGAGTGCCAAACAATCACCAATGGAAATATTCAATGATGACGAGAAGTTCAAAAAGACTATTCGTAAATGTTGGAATTGGAGTGCAAAACATTACAAAGGTGAGGAGAATCATCCAAACAATAAGTTTACAGAGAATAGACTTAGACAATCACTAAAAATTTATACAGGAACTCAATCAGTTAGTAACTTTAGACCAACTGCCGCAAAACTAATATACGAGAAGTTTGGTGGTGAAGTAGTTTGGGATATGAGTTGTGGTTGGGGTGGTAGATTATTAGGATTCTTATCTGCATCAAATACCAAACATTACATTGGTACTGAACCATCTACGAGAACTTTTGATGGTCTGTTGGAGATGAAAAAAGATTTTTCGTATTTTGGGAAAAAAATTGATATTTATAAACAAGGAAGTGAGGAATTCAAACCAGAAAAAGAATCACTCGATTTATGTTTCACTTCCCCACCTTATTTCGATACTGAAAAATATAGCTTGGAAAAGTCACAAAGTTTTATTAAATTCCCTACAGAGAATGAATGGGTAAATGGTTTTTTGAGAAAGACTATTCAAAATTGTTATGATGGACTAAAAAAAGATAAATATATGTTGATAAATATTGCAAATACTCCTAAGTATGATTTTATAGAAAAGGAGACTATTAGTATATCAAAAGAACTTGGTTTTACACAAGAAGACACATTACAATTGACATTATCAAGTGTAATGGGTGCGGGTTATAAATATGAACCCATATTTGTTTTTAAAAAATGATAAATGAGAGGTTATAAATGATAAAAGAAAGAACAGAAACATCTGTTGTATCAACTGATGTTGATAGGGTATCAACTGATGAAGTTATAGAACTGATGGAAAAAGAGTGGCCAGTAATGACTGCTGAGTTCAAAAAGTTACAAAGAGAACAATATGAATTGTTCTTACACAAACAACACGATTATGGTCCTGGTAATATTTCAGTTGGAACAGCATTGAAGACACCAGAAGAAGTGAAACTATCACTTACAGGTTTGTGGTTTCGTATGAATGATAAGTTACAGAGAGTAAAGACTTTATTGATGAACAATAGAGAATCTGCTGTAAAAGATGAACCATTAGAAGATGCATATTTGGATGTGTCTAATTATGGGATAATGGCGACGATTGTAGGTCGTGGTAAGTGGGGTAAGTAATTGTCAGTAAATAGAGTAAGTCACTCACAATATTCTGTATGGAGTAATTGTCCTTATCAATGGAAACTAAAGTACATTGATAAGTTAGCTCCATTTTCAGATTCCATACACACTATGTTTGGTACGAGTGTACACGAGGTATTACAAACTTACCTTGATGTAATGTATAAAAAGTCAATCAAAGAGGCAGACCAACTACCACTTGATAAAATGTTACTTCATAGAATGAAAACTAACTATGAGAACATTATGAAAAACAATGGTGGAGAAGAATTTTGTACTGAAAATGATATGAAAGAATTCTTTAGTCACGGAGTATTGATATTTGATTTCTTCAAAAAGAAAAGAGCTAATTATTTCTCAAAGAAACATTGGGAGTTGGTTGGAGTAGAAATTCCACTACAGAAGAAATTGAGACCAAATATGAACTTTGTTGGGTTCATAGATTTAGTTATGAAAGATACACGAAATGGTAGATTCAAAGTTATTGATATAAAGACATCCACTAAAGGGTGGAATAAATATGTCAAACAAGACAAGATAAAATCAGACCAAATTTTGTTGTATAAAAAGTTTTTATCTGAGACTTGGAAGATACCAATTGATAGGATTGATGTAGAGTTTCTTATATTGAAACGGATGTTATATGAAAATGTGGACTTTCCACAAAAAAGAGTACAACTTCACCATCCAGCAAATGGAACTCCAAGTATGAATCAGACTTGGAAACGATTTGAATCTTTTATGGATGATTGTTATGATGAAAATGGAGATAGAATATTGGACAAAGAGTATACAAAAACAAATACTCAGAAGTCTTGTAAGTGGTGTGAGTTCAAAGATAAACCAGAAATATGTGATAGGGGATAAGGATGCAAGAAACTTTTGGTAAACAAGTAAATTATACTATCAGAATATCAACAGAAGGTTGGTTAGGTAACGAAGTATATGAAGAGTTTATACTCGACTTATTAGATAATGCTTGGGGTAGTTCCGCAAGGTTCAAATGTTATTTTTTACTACACGATTCAAAAGACCTAAGTGGGTTACAAAAATTTATGAAGAATTGTGAGGGTAGATTACATTGGAAAACAATTATAGAATCTGAACCAAAAGACAGAGTTTGGTTTGACATAAATAAAGTTGATACAAAACTAAACAGATTTTGGTATCAGGCAGATAGTCCAGATAGTATTGTTATGGGTATTTCTCAATTTATAAAGGCTGCAGAGTTTTGTTCACAACCAAAACACCAACAGAAACCAAAACAGAAGAGAACCGATGGATGATATGAGAGTAGCAATTGTTGGAAGTAGAGAGTATGTTGATAAGAGAAAAGTACGAGACTTTATTTTCAAATGTAAAGAACAATTTGGTACAGACTTAGAAATAGTAAGTGGTGGTCAAAAACAAGGTGCAGATGGTTACGCAAAAAAATTCTCATTAGAAATGGATGTAAAATATTCAGAATTTCCACCACAACATTACCCATACAACCAACATTGTATACGACCAAACTATGAGTATGGTAAGGATTATAGAGTTTATCATTATCATAAAAGAAATAAACAGATTGCAGAATACTCTGATGTAGTTGTTGCATTTATACCAAAAGATAAAAGGTCAAAAGGTACAGAAAGTTGTTTATTAGAGGCTAAAAAATTGAAAAAAAATATAACCATTATACAATAATGATATATTTATATATAAGTATTTATGAGGGAAAACTAAATGGATAAGTTCAAATTGACTTCGGTAAAGGTGTTGAAAGATTCATATATAAGATTTAGAAGTATATGTCTCGATGATGATTTTACCTTACAAAAATTAGTAAACAGAGCTATAGACAAATATAATCAAGATGAAAATTTTCGAGATGAGATTCGAGACTATACTCAACTACATATTAGTAGTTCAAAATTATAGAAATAGGATAGGTTATGAGAAAAGAAATACTAAAGGCTAGTAGACTACACTTCAAAGCACACATTGAAAAACATAAAGTCAATGTCAATAATTTACTAAGAAATCCTGCAGGTGTTGCCGAACATCCTGATATTATGGAAACGATAGAAAAGGAATTAGGAATTATTGCTGAGTATGATGATAAGTTAGAAATGTTGGATAAGTACTTTTTCCAACAATACACAAATGATAAAGAGGTTCTAAATGACTAAAAAGAAAAAAATTCTACTACTATCAGATGACTTGAGAATGGCTTCTGGTGTTGGTACGATGTCAAAAGAATTTGTTATGGGAACTGCTCATCATTACGATTGGTATCAGATTGGTGGAGCTATCAAACATCCTGAAGAGGGTAAGATATTTGATATATCTGATGATGTGAACAAGGAACGAGGTATCAAAGATGCAAATGTAAAGGTTCAACCAATTAGTGGTTATGGTAATCCTAATTTGTTGAGAGGAGTTTTGTCAGTAGAAAAACCAGATGCCATAATGATTTATACCGACCCAAGATTTTGGGTTTGGTTGTTTGAAATGGAACACGAAGTACGACAAGAGATTCCTATCTTCTATTATAATATTTGGGATGACTTACCTTATCCGAGATGGAATGAAGACTATTATGAGTCTTGTGATTTGATTATGAATATTTCAAGACAGACTGTGAACATAGTCAATCAAGTTTGTCAAAGAACACCAAGAACTGAGAAGGATTCTACATACATACCACACGGAATAAACGAAGAACTTTTCAGACCATTATCCGATGAAGATACTAAAAGTAAAAAGTATACTGAATTTATGTCCAAGATAAACTCAAAGGGTAAGAAAGATTTTATCGTTCTTTATAACAATAGAAACATCAGAAGAAAATTACCTGGTGATACTATATTGGCTTATAAACATTTCTGTGACCAATTACCAAAAGAAGAGGCTAAGAAATGTTTGTTGATTATGCACACTAATCCTGTAGACAACAATGGAACAGATTTACCAGCAGTTGTGGATGAATTGTGTCCAGACTACGATGTATTCTTCTCGCATGTCAAACTATCTACTGAGGAATTGAATTATCTATATGGAGTTTCGGATGTTACAATCAATATGGCATCAAATGAAGGATTTGGACTTGCTACTGCAGAATCCCTAATGAGTGGAACACCTATAATTGTAAATGTTACAGGTGGATTACAAGACCAATGTGGATTTACAAAACAAGTTGTAAATAGTGATGGTAGTGGATATACAAATGAATTACTTACCGTTGATGATTATACTAAAGAATGGGGTTCTAACCACGATGGTAAATATCAAGAGTGTGGAGAATGGGCATTTCCAATATTTCCAGCTTGTCGTTCACTTCAAGGTTCACCACCAACTCCGTACATTTTTGATGACAGATGTAGATTTGAAGATGCGGGAGATAAGTTGAAAGAGGTTTATGATTTACCTAAAGAAGAAAGAGTTCGTAGAGGATTATTAGGTAGGGAGTTTGTTCTGAGAGAGGACATTGGTATGTCTTCAAAACATATGAATGAAAGGTTCATAAAAGATATGGATTGGGCTTTCGAGAACTTCAAACCAAGAAAACAATTTGAATTATCAGAGGTTATATAGATGAAACCATTAATATTAGTTACCGCACCAGTTGGGACTCGTAGTGGATATGGGTCAAGGTCAAGAGATATAGTTAGAGCTCTTGTAAAATTAGATAAGTATGATGTAAAAGTATTCAATGTACCTTGGGGAAACACACCACAAAATGCTTTGATGATTGGACATCCAAAAGATAAACCAATCATTGATAATTTATTAGTCAATCCTAACTTAGATAGACAACCCGATATACATATTCACATCGTTGTACCAAATGAATTTCAACCTTATGGTAAGTTCAACATTGGAATAACTGCTGGATTAGAAGCCACACTTATACCAAAAGAGTGGATTGAGGGATGTAATAGAATGGATTTGGTTTTAGCAAGTTCTAATTTTTCTAAAGAAGTATTGTTGAAAACCGTATATGAAGAGAAAAATCAACAAGGTCAAGTGGTAAATACATTACAAGTAAACTCACCAATAGAGGTTTTATTTGAAGGTGTGGATACTGAGGTTTACAATACAACAAATGAATTTGACCCAATCGTAGTTGATGAGTTAGGAAAGATAAAAACTGATTTCAATTATTTATTTGTTGGTCATTGGTTACAAGGTGGATTTGGTAATGATAGAAAAGATGTGGGTAGAATGATACATACATTCTTACAGACATTCAAGAATCAAGAAGACCAACCAGGATTGATATTGAAAACGAGTGGTGCTGGATACTCTATTATTGATAAAGATGTTATAACAAAAAGAATCAAAGAGATACAGGCAAAGTTCAAAGGTGAATCATTACCACCAATATATTTTCTACACGGAGATTTGACCGATGAACAAATGAATCAATTATATAATCACCCAAAAGTAAGTGCACATATTTCATTTACTCACGGAGAGGGATTTGGTAGACCATTATTAGAGGCGACAATGAGTGGTAAACCAGTAATTGCATCTGCTGCAACAGGACATATAGATTTTCTAAAACCTGAATATTCTATGTTGGTGAATGGTAATTACATACCTGTACATAAAGATTCATTTCCAAAAAATATCTATGTTGAAGGACAACATTGGTTTGATGTAAATTTACAAGAGGCAGCTAATTCTATGAAGTTCGTGAAGTCTCGATACAAGAAATTTACAGAACTTGCATCACAACAAAAGATAATAAATGAAGTAGAGTTTTCATTTGATAAGATGGTAGAATTATTAGGTACATACATCGAAAAGGTGCCAACTGCAGTAGAAATGAAACTACCAAAGTTAGGTAAGTTACCAAAACTAAATAAAGTTGGGAGTTAGTAATGGCAGAAAGAAAAGTTAGTTGTCCTTGTTGTGCAAATTATGGTATAAATCAAAAAGAAAAATGTTTCGAGGAGACATTAGAAGATAGTGGGTTTAGGTCATACTTATGTTTTCATTGTGGATACACAAGTAATTCAGAATATTATGATGGTTCTGAAAAAAGAGATAAGATGTTAGAGACAACTGCACTCATAGTAAAACAAATAGAAGTGTGGGATAATGATAGACAATTATATTGGTATCCATCTGTTTTGAATATGGGTATGTTGGGAATGATTTATCCTGAAGGTACACAAGACGAGTGGGTTTGGAGATTTGCAAAAGTAATAGAGATACCAGAAAATGAACAACATATGTATTTAGACGAAAAAGGTGAACCACATAAACACAGACTCGATGTTGAGGGTGCAACAACTTATAGTAAGTTTGATTTTTTCACGGCTTGTAAAGATATGGGAATCATTACAGACCAAAAACTTGAGGTGATGAATGGCTCGTAAACCTTATACTTGGGCAAAAGTCAAAAACGGAGATATAATTTCATTTCATTATGAGACAAAAAGAGGTCCTGATAAAGGTCGTAAATTATTACGAACCATATTAGTGATAAACAAATTGTTTCGTAAGAATAAAGTTGGTGGTGATGTTAGTCGATTATTGAGTGGAATATTATTGAAGAAATCTGCAAGTGCAGTGGCCAGACCAGAATTAGTGAAAACAATTATTGACTCTTTTGGTGAGATACAACTAAGGGAGGCAATTTCTGGTACAAGAGTTATTTTGAGTGTAAGTCCAGACTTCAATGCAGACACTCCACAAAGAGTAAGAGACATTCTACAAAAACTATCGAGAAAGATGGGTAGAGTTGGTGGTACACCATACAGAACATTCGATTATGATGAGTGTTTGACATCGGCTGTACACTTAGAACCAATACAAATGCCATTGAAAGTAGTTGAAGGACTAAAAGACCAAATAGAAAAATGAAAATAAGTTATGGAATTACAGTTCACAATGAATCAGATGAACTGAATAAGTTATTAGAAATATTAGTACACAAAACACAAGCCGAAGACGAGATAGTAATTGTACAAGATGGTGATGATAAAAAAGTAGAAGAAGTTATATCATCGTGGATGAGTCAATACTTAGATGCCAAGGGAATTTATTGGTATACACGAAAACTTGATGGTAATTTTGCCGACCAAAAGAATTATGTGATTGAACAATGTGAGGGTGATTATATTTTTCACATTGATGCTGATGAGTATCCACACGAAACTCTGATTGAACAATTACCAGAAATATTAACAATCAATGATGTTGATTTGGTTTGGATACCACGAGTAAATACTATTGATGGAATGACAGAACAAGATGTTATGAAATGGGGTTGGAGAGTTTCGGAACAAGGATGGGTAAATTATCCTGATTATCAGAGTAGGGTTTTTCGTAGGGACGAGAAAATAAGGTGGACTCGTCCACTACACGAACATATTGTTGGTTGTAAAACATACTCCCACTTACCACCACACGAGGAGTTGAGTTTGTACCACCCAAAAACTATTGAGAAACAAACTCAACAAAATGTGTTTTACAACCAAAATTTTAGTCAAGAATTGAATAGAAGAGGATAAGATGAAAACAAAATTTTTAGATTTAGGTAAACAACCAATTGCAAATGATTTCATACCAGGTGAAGAATATGAAAGTGAAAGATATTCATTTGATTTAGGAGTGGTGTATGATGATGAAACTCATTTGGTTTCGTTGAGTGAGTTTGTCCCACCAGAAAAAATGTTCAATGAAAATTATGTATATCACTCATCATATTCTCAGACTATGAGAGACCATTTCAAAAACCTAGCGGATACTTGTAGTGAGAGATTCAATCCACTTACTGTTTTAGAGATTGGTAGTAATGATGGTGTGTTTCTAAATCATTGGGGTAACGATTATACTATTGGAGTTGAACCTTGTAGTAATTTTGCTGAGATTACAGAAGAATTAGGATACAAAACATATTCTAAGTTTTGGAATACAGAATTATCAAACGAAATAAAAGAAAGTTTTGAGAATGGTTTCGACCTAATTTCTGCATCAAATTGTATTTGTCACATCCAAGACTTAGATGATTGTTTTACTGCAGTACATAATTTATTATCCGATAGAGGAGTATTCGTATTTGAAGACCCATCACTAATTGAAACAATGAAGAGAAACTCATATGACCAATTCTATGATGAACACGCTCATATATTTTCAGTTACTGCATTAGAAAAACTATTGGAAAGAAATGGTTTATTTTTATTTGATGTAGAACCTTTGAGTGTTCACGGTGGTTCTAATAGAATATTTGCCAGTAAAACAGAAACAGAAAAAACTGATAGAATGAAAGAGATTCTGAAAGATGAATCAGACTATGGTTTGGATAAACTTTCTACATATGAAGAGTTTGCAAAAAGGGTTGAGAAGTCAAAAGAAGATTTATTCAACATACTAAAACAATTCAATGAAAGAGGTTACAAAGTAATTTCATATGGTGCGACATCTAAGTCTACTACGGTTTTCAACTATTGTGGGATTGATGATTATCTAATACAATACATTACTGATACCACAGAAGATAAACAAGGTAAGTATTCACCTGGTGTAAAGTTACCCGTTGTCTCACCCGAAGAGGGATTTGATGAAACGGTTGATGTTGCATTTCTTGGGGCTTGGAATTTTGAAAAAGAGATACGAGAAAAAGAATCAGAGTATGAAAAGAGTGGTGGACTATGGATAACGCATGTACCAGAAGTTAGAGTACTTGGTCACAAAGAATTTGTACACGAACCTTGGGTGGAATTAGATGAGTAAATTTGAAGAGATAAAATTAGGATTCAATGAGGATGATAGAGCACAACGAGTGTTCTTACCATACGATGACTTAGATGGTCAGATAAATATATCCTATGTAAACTCTACAAGTCACATTGTTGCCTGGCATAAACACGAGGTACAATATGATTATTGGTTTTGTGTAAAGGGTTCATTCAAAGTTGGTTTGTGTAAATCAGGACCCAATGAGACAAACGGACAAGTAGAGTGGCAGTATCTATCGGATAAAAATATTAGAAGTATAAAGATACCACCTGGTGTATGGCACGGATATAAGGCATTAGAACCAAACTCTATTATGATGTATTACTTGACACAAAAATATGAATTGGGTGATGAACAGAAATGTAAACCAGGTCAATTTGGTGAGGATTGGGGGACAGAAAACAAATGAGTTTTAGACATAGAAGTACAAGTAATAGAAAAAAATTTTCCGACACGAGAGTATCTGATGCCATACTATTTGAAGTAAAGATGATTGAAGAGTCAGATGGAATATTAGTACCAATAGAATCTAATAGTGACATACCATTTGATATCAAGAGATTATTTTATGTGACTAAAGTACCTGCAGGAGAAGTTAGAGGTGAACACTCACATTTTATAACCGAACAAGTATTGACTGTTCCAAATGGTACTTTATCAGTTCTACTTGATGATGGGTTTGAGAAAAAAACTTTTTTGCTTGACTCTCCCAATAAAGCTTTGTATATTCCGTATGGTATATGGGACTCGGCAGTATATGAAAGTGAAGATACTATTTTGTTGGCAATGTCAAACATAGAATATAGAAGAGAAGATTACATCGTAGATTATAATGAATTCAAACGACTAAAGGGAGTACAGAATGAGACCATTAGGAACTGATTATCTACAATATGATAGTGAGGTTTATCCATTCAGAACAATAATCGAAGAGTATATTGGGGAAGAATTAGAAAGAATACATTATAAAAGACATTATGAATTATTGAATCAGTTGAAAACTGAACAGAGAACTATCTTTCACAAACGAGTTTATCGTGAAGTTACTGATGGTGATAGATTGAATTTTCTTGAGTTGTATAAAAGTTTTTTGAAAGATTACATACAACCACAATGGGGAGATACTCAGTTATGTTATCAGACTATTCCAACATTTAGATTTCAATTTCCTGGTAACATTGGTGTATCAAAATTTCATAGAGATAGTTCGTACAACCACTCGCCCAATGAAAAAAACTATTTCCTACCATTGATGGATACTAAAGAGACTACTTCAATTTGGGTAGAATCAAATGTAGACAAAGGTGATTATGCACCAATGATATGTAAATATGGTGAGGTAATACAATGGGATGGTTCTACTTTGACTCACGGAAATAAACTAAACACTACAGATATTACAAGAGTTAGTTTTGATTTCAGAATTATTAGTTTTGATGATTGGGAAAGTTATGAGTGGAAAGAAAGTACGATAACTTCGGCAAAAAATCTAAGTGTTCTTGGAGACTATTGGAGTAAATTATGAGAAAAAATATACTTGTTACAGGTGGACTTGGACATATTGGTTCACAAATTATAAGAAAACTTGACCACGATATAACCGTAGTTGATAACCTTTTGACTCAAAGGTATTGTTCTTTATTCGAGTTGGATAAGAAAATAAATTTTGTAGAGTCTGATTTTTCTGAGTTAGATTCTTCCTTTCTAAGTACATTTGACGAGATATTACACTTTGGTGCAGTAACAGATGCAGCTGGTAGTTTTGATAACAAAGAAGAGTTGGAAAAACATAATGTGGTATCTACTAAAAAACTAATAAATAAATTCGTAGATTCTACTTGTAAGAGATTTATATTTCCCTCATCTACAAGTGTTTATGGTGTCGCAGCTAGTGTAGTGGATGAAGATAATGATGAGTATGTAAATCCACAATCACCATATGCAGAATCAAAAGTAGAGATTGAAAACTATCTAAAGTTGAAAATAGACCCAACAACACATAACTATATTATTCCAAGATTTGGAACTATCTATGGATTTTCGATTGGTATGAGATTCCATACTGCAATAAATAAATTCATTTGGCAATCAAAAATGAAAGAACCATTGACGATATGGAAAGAAAATTATAAACAATACAGACCTTATTTGGAATTATCAGATTGTGTTCGTAGTGTTCAACACTTATTAGAAATTCCTTATATGGATGCAAAAAATAATACGATTTACAATATTTTGACTAATAATTATACATTAGAAGAAGTTATTGAAAACTTAGAAAAAGTTTTTGGTAAACAAGAACTCAATTTTGTTGAGACTCCGTTATTGAATCAATTTAGTTATAAAGTGAATGACTCAAAAATTAGAAGAACAGGATTTGTACCAAGTGGTGACTTACAATTATCGTTGGTTAGTACATCAGTTGCAATGGATGGTATAAGATGAAAAAAGTATTAGTAACAGGTGGAGTTGGATTTGTTGGTACAAATCTGATAGAAGAATTACTAAAACAAGGTTATAAAGTTTCATCAGTAGATAATTACGATACAGGAAAAAAAGAAAGAGAACTTGAGGGATGTGAATATCATAATATAGATATTTCAAAACCAAGTTGGTGGAGTTTATCAGATAGTTGTTGGTGTGAGTTTTGGTGTGATTGTGAGATAGAACAACCTGATATTATTTTTCATTTAGCTGCAAGAGCTAGAATACAACCATCTTTTGAAGACCCACAATCTACTTTTCGTAGTAATGTTTTAGGTACACAAAATGTATTAGAGTATGCGAGACTACGAAACATACCTGTAATATATGCGGCATCATCTTCATCACACGGAGATGTACACGCAAATCCATATACATTTACAAAATGGCAAGGTGAAGAATTGATAAGACTTTATAATAAAGTATTCAATGTACCAACCGTTATCACAAGATTTTACAATGTGTATGGTGAGAGACAAAATACAGAGGGTGCGTATTGTAATGTATTGGGTATATTTGAAAGACAATATGGTGAAGGTAGACCACTAACAATAACTGGTGATGGGGAACAGAGAAGAGACTTTACTTATGTAAAAGATATTGTTGATGGGTTGATTAGATGTAGTTATATTCTTGAAAGTAATAGAAGTCACAAAATTAGTGGAGAAGAAATAGAATTAGGTAATGGTAAAAATTATTCAATCAATGAATTGGCTAATTCGTTTGGTGAGAACTATCCTACAAAATACTTAGATGAAAGACCTGGTGAAGTTAGGGAGAGTCTAAATACAGATACAAAGGCACAAGATATTTTGGGTTGGAATCCAAGTGGAGATATTTTAGATTACATAAAAAACAAACTCGTAAAATGAAAATAATAGTTACAGGTGGTAAGGGTAAATTTGCATCCTTACTAAAAGAAAAAGGTAGTGAGTTAGGTCACGAAATACTTTGTCCAACTAAAGAAGAAATGGACATAAGAAAACTTTGGGGACACGGTGGTGTTTATGATTATTTGTGGAGTCAAACAGATACGGACATCGTAATACACGCTGGGGCACTAACAAGACCAATGGTTATACATCAAGAAAGACCACACGATAGTATAGAGACAAATATAATTGGTAGTAGTAATGTGGTTCTTGGTTGTATGAAATTTGATATGAAAGTAATTTATGTATCTACTGATTATGTTTATGAGGGTAAAGATGGAAACTATACAGAAGACTCACCAGTAAAACCATTCAACAATTATGGTTGGTCAAAACTTGGTGGTGAAACACCTTGTATGATTTATGATAATTCACTAATACTAAGAATTTGTATGAACAACAAACCATTTCCACATCCAAAAGCATTAGATGATATGTATAAGAGTTTGATTTGGGACGATGAGGCTGCTAATATTACATTGAAATTGTTAGATGAAAAAGGTATCATAAATGTAGGTGGTGAATCAAGGTCGGTGTATGACTTTGTGTCTAAAACACATAAAGAAGACATTGGAAGAATATCACTATCAGATGTAAGTAATGTAAAGATGGGTACAAACACAACAATGGATTGTAGTAAACTTGAAAGGATATTGAATGATTAATTTATTTGAGTTCAATAATTACAAAATAGACACTAAGAAATTAGACCATTTATTACACGGTTCTGCAGTTAGAAAACTTGAAGAACAGATTTGTGAATATGTTGGTGCGAAATATTGTGCATCATTCTGCAGTGCATCATTTATAATAGAACTTATGTTTAGTCGTCCTGAGTTTATCAACGATGAGACAAGTCTTGATATTCCAAGTGTGATTCCACCTGTTGTTCCGAATGCACTGCATCATGCAGGTATGGAAGTATACTTGAATGATGATGTTGATTGGGTTGGACATTCCTATGTGTTGTGGCAAGAGTTTATGGGTGATAAAAAGATAGTAGATTCTGCACAACAACTTGATAGGAATCAATTTTCTGATAATTGTAATGATGATGACTATATGATATTTTCATTGTACCCAACAAAACCATTATCATCATTGGATGGTGGATTGGTTGTATCAAATAATAAAGAAGGTATTGAATTACTAAGTAGTCTTGGATTTTATGGTATGAAACGAGAGATAGATTCTTGGTCACGAGAACCAATTAGGTATGGACACAAAACATATTTACCAACAATACAGGCTGAGATGGCATTAGAAAACCTAAGATTTTTAGATGAGAGACACGAAAAGATTGACTACATAAGAAATTATTATAACAAGAATCTTGGGTTGAAAAATACAAGTAGACATCTTTATAGAATACGAGTTGATAACAATCAAGATGCAATAAAATGGTTCAAAGAACAAGGTATAATTACAGGTGTACATTATAAACCAATTCATCAAATAGAATTATATAATCATTACGAATGGGATTGGCATCTTAGATACCACGACATACCGAAAGTAAATAATCACGGAGAGACCACATTATCAATTCCATTTCATCATAAATTACAAGACAATGATATAGAATACATAGTCGAAAAGGTACAGGAGTATAAGAATGCTTGATGAAATAAGAAGTTTATTCAAAGATGGTGACTATGAAGGTAAGGTGGAGTTTTTACTATTAGGACCTTGGTGTGGTGAGTTTAGTTATGAAACTAATTGGTGGATTCCTGAGTGTAGATTACAAGTAGATAAATATTCAAGTGACGATGATAAGAAGATGATAGTTGTGGTGGTAGGTGAGTTGGGTAGTCAGCCATTATATAGAGATTTTTGTGACTACTACATTCCAATACCACATAAATTTAGTGACGAACACGGTAAAAAGGTTGAAATTCCTGAGATGAGAGACACTTGGGCTAGAAGAAGTGATAATAAAAATGTTATGATGGCAGAAATACCTAAACCAATACAAGAGTTTTATAATCATATTTGTGATAAGTGTGGGGAGTATGGAGATGTTTACAAATATAGTCCGAGTGAGTACATAAAAGATAAAAGATATATGGAAAGACCTGCAGGTATTATTGAATATTACACACCACCACTAAAAGAGTTGAACTTAGTAAAAGATATGATTCAAAATGGGATACATAAGGGATTGAAACACGGAAGAAAACCTTTGATATCAATATTTGCAAAACAAAGATATCGACAAGGTGAATTAGACTTTGAGAGTTGGAGTCCAAAACTTTGGGAAGAGTTTATGATAAGACTTGATGAGTTTGGTGTAAATATTCTAAATTTTGTAATAGAAGGTTCTGCGGGGTTCTTAGAACTTGATGAAGAAGTGGTGAAAAAGTATCCACATATAAATCAAGTGATTGTAAAAAACGATGTTCCAGTACCCTTGATAGATTGTATGGCCGAAAAAACAATTTTAGGATATCAGATGGCAGTTCTTGAACTAACAGATATGTCAATTTGGGGTTCAACTGGTGCTTGTACTCTAAATTATTTTATGAAGTATAGAAAACCTATGTTTGTTCAACACAATAAAAATGATGTTTGGAGACAACAATTTGAGTGGATGAGAGACATAACACAAGACTTACATCAGATACATTTTTTTGATAAGTATAAAAGAAATGAGATGGAAAATATTCCTGTAGATGAAATGATAGATGAGTTTAGAGAGTGGCTCAAGTCTGATTTTCAAATAGAAACTAAGAAAGAAGAAGAATGAGAGATTTACAATCATCACTAAAATCAAAAGGTGAGTATGTAACACAAATAATTCATTTTGTTGGTGGAGTGAAAAGAACATTTGAGGGTGTATCGACATCCAAAATAAAACAAGGTCAAATGACTAAATTAGAACTAAAGGATGGTAGAATAGTAATGATAAATGATACAAATGTACTATGTGTAGAAGTATTTTCAGAGGATATAGAATGAGTGTAGTAGACAAAATAAAGAATCTCATTGATGAGATTGAATCAGATAAGAGTGTGTTGAGGTACTCGTACAATACTTCAGATATAGTTCCTGGTGAGACTCCAATATATTATTCAGGCCCTTATTGGGATTCTGATGAGTTGAAGGCTGGTGTTGTTTCATTTTTGACTGGTAAGTGGTTGAGTTCAGGTGAAAATGTATATAAGTTTGAAAAGAAATTCTCAAACAGATTCAAGTGTGGAAACTCAGTTATGGTCAATAGTGGTAGTTCTGCAAATCTTGTTATGATTGCAGGAATAAAGAAACATTTGAAATGGAATGATGGTGATGAGATAATTGTATCACCAGTTGGATTTCCAACTACCATTGCACCTATTGTTCAGAATAATATGACACCAATATTTGTGGACATCGAATTCGACACATTGAATTTTGATGTAAAACTAATAGAGAAAAAGATAACAAGTAAAACACGAGGTATATTTTTATCACCAGTATTAGGTAATCCTTGTAATATGGATTTCTTAGATTACTTATGTAAGAAATATAACTTGGAATTGATTTTAGATGGATGTGATTCACTTGGTACATTATGGAATGGTAAGTATCTAACAGAAATGGCAAAAGTATCTTCTTGTTCTTTCTATCCAGCACATCACATTACTTGTGGTGAGGGTGGTATGATTTCATCAACAGATGAGGATTTGATTTCTATGGTGAGAAGTTTTTCTTGGTGGGGAAGAGATTGTTATTGTGTTGGTAGTGCTAATTTACTTGCTTGTGGAACTTGTGGTAATAGATTTGATAAGTGGTTAGAACCAATGTATGATGGTATAGTAGACCACAAATATATTTTTACCAATATGGGATACAATCTAAAACCATTGGACTTACAAGGTGCACTTGGACTCGAACAATTGAAGAAATTTGATTTTATTGAAGAGAAAAGAAGAGAGTCAAGAGAAAGAGTTTCTAAAATATTTGAAGATAATCTTGATATAAAAGTACCAATTCAGTTAGACCAAGCCGATACCTCGTGGTTTGGTACACCAATAATCTGTAAGGACAAGGAACAAAAAGATAAGATTGTTAGTCACCTTGAAGAACATAAAATACAGACTCGTAACTATTTTGCGGGTAATATTTTGATACATTCTGGTTACTCACATTTGGATGACTACAAATTATATCCAAATTCAAATGAGGTCTTGGATAGAATATTTTTTGTAGGGGCTGCACCACATTACAATGATGATGTGTTTCAGTACATAGAGGATGTAGTGAGAAAAATATGAGTCAGTTAGGAGATAGGAAAGTATCAGTTGTTATTTCACTTTTCTTGAAAACAAGAGCAGTTGTAGGTGGTTCACACGACAATCCAAATAATAATAATAAATTATTTGATATGTGTCAAAATGTTGTGAAGTATGCCAATTCAATATCAAATAAAAACATACAAGTGTTCTTGGGAGTAAACTATACAGAGGATTCTGATAAGAAATGTTTGGGTTATTTGGAAAAAGAATCTAATAAAAATCAATTTATCACTTTTGTACGGAGAAATAATAATTTAGGTGGTTGGTCGTATGGATTGTTTGATTATGTATTTAGACAAGAAAGAGACAATGGATATGATTATTTTATATTCTACGAAGATGACCAGGTTTCAAAGTATGGGTGGGATGAAAGAGTAATATCAAATTCGATTATGACAATGGAAAACAATAATGAAATAGGATTTTTTGCATCAATTGGTGTGAATAAAAGAGACCCGTTCAAAAGAGTAGGTACTTGTTCTGCACATAATGGTACAGGAATGTCTTCAACTAAAATCTTGGGTGAGGTTTGTGATAAGTGGGGACAATTGAATTGGTCAAAAGTTGAGGGTGGATTTATTCACAATGGATATGGTGATAAAATTCAAGTAACAGGATTGACCAGACCACAAATGGTAGAAAGAGCTCTTGAGTTTTTACCACAATATACTGAGGATGTAACTTCATCATACAATAGAAAAGTTCAAGCCGCATTTAGTGAGGTGGATTTTACTGATAGTATTTGTAAGTTGGGTTATGGAATCTATGAAGAAAAAGGTGGGCCAGGTGGTAAGGGAGTTTTACATTGGAGGACAGCAAAATGAAAAAAACTATAGTAGTTGGAACAGGAAGATGTGGTACACGAGGGTTTGCAAAAGCCTTTGGTGGAGTTCACGAGTATAAAACATTCGAGAGATTTCATCCATTATATGTTAGGATGAATACCGCAGTTCGTAATCCATTTCCAAGATTTGAAGACAGACTTTATAGTTCAAAGTTGATGTATCACGACTTAGAACAATTACATCCACATAAAGAATCATTTATGAATGTAGATAATTCTATGACTTGGTTGGTAGATGGAATCTATAAATTCTTTGAAGGTGATGTGAAGTTTATTTTATTAGTAAGAGATGGTAGAGATTTTGTTACATCAGCCGTAAATAGAGGATGGGCAGAGAGAGTAGAGTTAGACCATTATCCATTAGAGGGTGACTTGGTTAGAGACAGATGGGATAATATGTCTTTGATTGGAAAGGCATCTTGGATGTGGAATGAAAGAAATAGAAGGGCACTAAATTATTTGGCAGAGATACCAGAAGATAGTTGGAAAGTACATAGGATTGAGGATTCAACAGAAGAGAGTTTGAAAGAGTTATCAGTATGGTGTGAACAACCTTTAGTTGATTCCAATCAGATTTTGAAAGGTAATGAGAATACAAACATTGGAAGTGGAAGGTATAATAAGAAAATAGAAAACCACCAAAGATGGAATGAAAAAGAAAAATTAGACTTTTGGGAATACTCCCAAGAGTTACAGGAGTATTTTGGATATGAGTAAAGTATTATTTGTAATACCCACTACTGCAAGAAGATTGAAGTTGTTATCTAATGTAGTACAAGAGGTATTGGATAAAAATAAAAACCACGAGTGTGAATTTATTGTGGTAAAAAATGGTAATTTTCCTGAAGATGTATATGATGAATTTGAATTACAACCAGAAGTAATCAAAGAAAGGTCAGAACCTGCAGCAAATATTGCAGTGGCAATAAACAAAGGACTTTCATATCAAAGAGATGACCACGATTGGGTAGTTATACTTGAGGACGATTTTTTAATACATAAGGAGAATTGGATTGATACTTATATAAAAGTTATGGAGTCAAAAGATAAATGTGGTTGTATTGGTTCACGAGTTCACGGAAAACAAAGTAAAATGAGAGTACCAAGTTTACAATTTGAGTCACCTCAATCGTTTGAAGTTTTTTGGACAGATGGGGTAAACTTTCTAAGGCCAGAAATTACTTGGGACCATAAATTAGATGAACAATTTTGGGGAAACTCGGAAGTACCAGATTATTGTGTAACACTCATAGACCACGGTTGGGAAAATTGGTATGTTTATGTTGAACACACTCACGACACAATATCAGAAGAAAAGAAATATGAATATTCAGAAACACATATCAATCAGTTTGCAAACAGAGGTAAGTTATGGACTAAATGGTGTGAGACAGATAACGATAAAATTTTTACTTATGTGATGATGGATTTAGTAGAGGATAGACAATATGCAGAATAAAAATCTTATATGGTTGAATGGTATAGTACCAACAGACCCTATGATGAGAACAAAATATGGGTTTGATAAGATAGATTGGATTGAGTTATCAAAGTATTATTGGAGTAAGTATTGTGAGGTACACGATGGTATAGATTTATATCATTATGAAAAAGTTAGTCCACCATATACAAATACAAATAAACATAGAGTACCTTGGACACGATGGTTTGACCAAATAAAATTTCTTGAAAAACCAGAGAACTCTCATTACGAAAAAGTGTACTCAGTTGATGCAAGTACATTGATAAATTTGAAAGAATGTCCTAATATATTTACACGAACCGAAAGAGAACCCGACAATGACTTTTGGGGTACTCGTGACTTTGCAAATCTTGGGTGGACATACGATGGTATTGTTGGTTACGAAGACATATGTAATTACAATAATATAAAATATGACCATACGAGATACTTTGCGGCTGGGCATGTCTTGTATGATGTGAAGAAAATGTTACCTATGTTGAAGAAATTAGAGAAGTTTTACAATGATAATATGGAAGTAATACTTGAAAAACAAAACCACTCTGTTAGAAAAGGTACAGACCAAGTAGTATTCAATTGGTTGGTTCAATCAGAGGGAATCAAATATGACTTATCTTTATTGGATGTTAGGTATCAGGCAACACATTTCAAAAGATACGAATGGGATAAGGCAGCAGATGGATACTTGAGACAAAATTATATATTATCTATTTCAGGTATGTCAAAGAAAGACGAAAGAGGTACTTTGATGAAAGAGTTACACGAGTTACTACTAAATCTTTATCCAGAATATATAGGAGCTGTAAAATGAATGTAGTTTTTATGATTGATATACAAAATGACGAAAGGTCAAAAAACACACCTTACAAATTGAGTCAAGAAGTGTGGAAGGCTTGGATAGAAGATAAACCTGATACAGAATTATTTGTATTGAATGAACCACTATTTGATGACCCAAACATAAGACCTAATTTCTACAAAATGTATTTTCCTCAGTTGATGGAGGCTACAGGACAAGAATGGGACAAATGTTTGTATGTAGATTCAGATACAATTCCCTCACCAGACTTACCAAATATATTTGATGTAGTTGGTGATAAATTTGGTGTGGTTAGAAACTTTGGTTCGTGTGAATGGGTAGTGAGGTCAATATTGAATTGGAGAAACAATTTATTTCCTGAAGAACCAATACTAAATTACTCAAGGTATTTCAATTCTGGTATGATGGTATTTTCAAAACACCATACTGAATTTTTTGAAAAGGCACAAGAATGTTTTACAGAAAACTTTGCAAAAATTATGGGGTTAGTAAGACTTGGGTGTGGTATAGACCAAACTATGTTGAACTTTTTGACAAGAAAACATAATGTAGATATGATGTGGTTACCATATGAATATAATATGCAAGACCTAATAAGATTTGAAGTACCAGACGATTGGCCAGGATACATATGGCATTTCAATGCCATACCCAATGACCCACAAAAACAATATACTAATATATTGATGCAAACAAAGGCAAATTACTTATGGAGATAAAATATAGATACATTGTAGGTTGTCACATAATGTTTTATGAGATTGATATGATAACCGAGTATATAGATTCTCTTGTACAATGGGACTATATAACTAATAAAGAAAATATAACTATAGATTTATTTTATAATATGAGTCAGTATTTTGAAAAGATGGATACTGATAAAGTAAAGAAACACGAATTTTTAATTAGGTTCAAACGACAAGTTGCAAGACTTGAATCATTAGGATTTCTTGTTGAGTATGAGGTTTATGATGATGATGAAACACCATACACAATGTCAGACTATCGTAGAGACCTAAATTATAAATCTGTAAACTCACTCAAATATGATTATACGATATGGGGTGAAAGTGATTGTTTACTACCAAAAGAAATGTTACCAACACTTGACCACATAATGGATAACTCACCAGTACCAAGATACATTGTGACATTTGCCATAAGAAAGATGTGGGATGAGAGTTGGAGAGTATTAGAACATCCAAAGTTTACTGATAGTCCATTTTATGAAATGGCTGACCCAAAGGCACTTACAGAAGATTCGTCAATCAGAAATACTATGAGTCTCGAAAGAATGAATGAGATAAATTCAGAAACAGATGGTGATTTATCAGTATATGATTTGAATTTTCCAAAGTTTGATGGTAGTGGATTGGTAATGACCAACCAATTATTGATGACAGGTTGTAACATACCAAAGTCTGTTTTTATGAATGGTGATGATACTGCATTCTTAGAGAGTGTGAGATTACATATGGGTAATCAGTATAAACAATATGTTGTGAAGAATATACTAAAGGTTCACAATAGAAATCATCCAAACAAACGATTTTATGTAAAGGGTGAGGACGATACCAAACAATCACATTTCAAAAGACAAACAAATTGGTATAAAGAATTCAATGTGTTATCAAAAGGTAATTTGAATAATTTATATCACAATCAAAAGAGGTTTCTAACATATGAAGACTTTAGAAAAACCAAAATATAAAGTAGCATTTTTTAGTGAGATGGGATTCACGAGTAAAGTCACTCGTGAACACGCTAATATGAGAACAGAATTTGCATGGTTTTGTGCACTTGATGCTGACCATTATCCATTATCAGAAGATGTTGGAGAGGGTTGGAATAAAGATGGTATGGGTGAATATGATTTTGGAATAGTAATCATACCAAAGAATTACATACCATTCAAAATGGATAACATAAAAAAGATGTGTAAAAAAGTTGGATTTATGCAAGAAGGTCCAAGTTGGTATTTTCAAGACCTACCATTTGCAGAACAAATTCATATGGTAAATAATATGACTTCTGCAGATTTTATATTTGCACATAATGATAGAGATGCAAAATACTATGAAGGTCTTTTAGGTAAACCAACTTTCATAAACCCAACACTTATGATAACAGATTTGTTAGATGACTTGCCACATAGAGATAAAGACGACAAAGTATTGGTAGGTGGTAATTTTGTTAGATGGTATGGTGGTTGGAATTCTTTTATAGTTGCAAGAGATTTAGGAGTACCAATTTGGTTACCAAGTATGGGTAAGATGAACGAACAAGAAAAATATTTTGAAGAGGTCAATCATTTACCTTATATGGATTGGTTTGGTTGGATGAAATCAATACGAGACTTCAAGTACGCAGTTCATTTGAATCCAAATACAATAGGTGGTACATTTTATTTGAATTGTGCGTATTGGGGAATACCTTGTGTTGGAAATAAACATACCAATACACAATGGAAATGTTTTCCAGAAACATCAGTAGAACCAGATGACTTATTAGGAGCAAAAAAACTTGTAAAGAAGTTACGAGACAATAAACACTTCTATAATTCTGTATCAAAACAGGCAAAATATAATTTTAATAAACATTTTGGGGAAGAAGTATATATTTATATAATGAATAGGAGATTCGATGAAATCAATAAGTTACATACTACCAAGTAGAAATAATCTAAAATATCTAAAACAGGCATACGAAAGTATACGAAAGAACTCTTCATTACCATATGAAATTTGTATCGCGAGTGATGCAAGTACGGATGGTACGGTTGAATGGGTTCAAAGTATAATGAAAGAAGATGAGAATGTAAAACTTCATATCAATGAAGGTCCTGAGAGACTTGGACATACTATATTATACGATACACTAATAAATGAATATGCAACAAATGATATTGTTATGATATTTCACGCGGATATGTATCTAACACCCAATTCAGATAAAGAAATTGATAGACTATTAGAAAAGGGAAAAGTAGTATCATTCACAAGAATAGAACCACCACTACATCCTGATGGGCCAGAGAAAATATTATTAGACTTTGGTATAGAACCAGAAGAGTTCAAAGAAGAGGAATTATTAAAAACGGTGGAAGATTTACAGACAGGAAGGGATGGAATCAAGTATGGCCCTCTCTTATTGAATCACGATAGAACCAATGGTATATTCGCACCTTGGGCTATATATAAAGAGGACTTTCAATCTATCGGTGGACACGACCCACTCTACGCTCCTCAATCAAAAGAAGACTCTGATATATTCAATCGTTTCAAACTAAATGGTTACGAGATTATACAAACTTGGAAAGGATTTGTATATCATATGACTTGTAGAGGTTCACGATTCAAAGATGGGGCCATACGAAATCCAAACGGACAAGTTTTTATGAGAAATAGAGAATCGGATGAGTGGTTGAAACAGAATGAAAGAAGTACAAGAAATTTTGTTCGTAAATGGGGACACTTAGTAAAACACGATGAAAAATTACATCCTATCATTCCACCAAAATATAATATTGGTTTTGTGGTAGAGAATTGTAACTATGAATTTCTAAGAGAATTAGAGCCGTGGTGTGATAACATATATGGTGATTGGGTTGGACATAAAGGTATTTATGTAAACAAATACATTGAGGATGAACAACCAAATACTCAGTTTGATTTGAGTAAAAGAATTAGAACACAACATACTAATCCAACAAATAACATTGTGATTAGATTCGATTGTAGTAAAGTTACACAACAGAGTTTCGATATAATTGTAAATTTATCAGAGATACTACAAGAAAGTGCAGAGTTAGGTACTATGGAATTAGACATATTCAACTTTGAAATAAAGTCTTTGAAGACATATGAAAAGGATTTGATTGTATGTCAATAAGAAAATCTTATTACAAAGATTATCTATCACTACATAAAAATAGAAAGAATCGTAGACTACATTTTATCGGTCAATGGGTCACACTATTTGTTGTTAGTTATATGTTTTATAGTGGATTTTATTGGTTACTACCAATCGTACCATTTATAATCTATCCATTTGCTTGGACGGGACATTATTTGTATGAGAAGAACGAACCAGCAGCCTTTCATAATCCAATAAAGGCTAAAATATCAGATTGGATTATGTTTTGGGATATACTAAAGGGTAAGATAAAGATATGACATACTTTTTGATGCACAAATTTGAATCAAAAGAAAATCTGATGTATAGTAGTAACATATTAGGAGAAGAGAGTTTGGGTACTTTTTATCCTGAACAAGGATGGGTGGCACTACATAATATGATGAATAACCACGCAGAAATGTTGGAGAACTACATTATACTTGATGAAAAGGGTAAGAAATATACTATGACAGAGTTTCTTGATGTTGTAGAAAAATTAAAAATAAAAAGGGCTTGACTTTATATAATATTATTCGTAACTTATAGGAGTAAAAAATGAGTAATAATGATGGTTTTATGAATTACGAAGAACTCGCAGAACGACTTGAAGAAGAGAGTTTCAGTATAAAAACCAACACAAAAAAACACCCAAAGAAAAAGAAAAAGTCTTGGGTAAAAAGTAAAGGAACGAAAAATGAGAAACCTCAGTATAATAAAAAAGGTAATCGTAAACGGATTTAGTTTATCACTACTACTTCTGATTGGATGTGAATTAGATCCTGTCGGTGGTTATTATGTTTGGGATGAGGACTGCCAATGTGAAGTCCATATATCAGAGTACGAAAAAAACTCTGATTTTGAAGTTGAACTATTTATTGATGGTAGAGCACCTATTGATGATAATGGGTATTACCATTTGACATTGAGTCGTACAAACTGGCAAACTCTACATAGAATGGAAATGACATTGTTATATGATGGAGAACCCGCTCAATATAAAAATTTAGCCTTTCGTTCCAATTTATTTTGGGAGTTAGGTGACACACTTGGATATATACATACAATAGGATTGACAGATGATATGGTATATGTTTCTGTTGATACAAGTTATATTATATTACCAGGTGATAATGTTGTACCTACATCAAATCAAAAATCTATAACAGATGATGAGGGAGTGACAAGTAATATGTTGGCACCTGTACAAAGTATGGTTGGTGACACTATGAATGTTAGTGTGTATTATAGAGATGGTAAAGGTGAGGTACAAAGAAAAGAAATCAATTATGTTTTAGAATAGGAGTCTAATAATGAAGTTTCTACTTGTAGACAAGTATGATAATATAGTGACATCAGTAAATCTTGCGAGTAATGTTGGATTGAATGGAGCGAAAACTTATTTCAAAGGTGTAAAACTAATGCCTGAAGATGAAGATTTTGATAAGTTATGGCGAGTTATGACAGAAGAACAATATGATACGAACTTCAAAAGTAATTTACAAAACAGGCAAAATAAACAATACGAATGGTGGAAAGATGAACCAAAAGGTCCCGATGATGGGATAGATTATTAGGGTAAAATTATGGCAAATAAAAAGAGTAAGTTGGATACATCAAAGGTCTTGAAAAAAGTTTTAGAGGCACCTGAGGATATCGGACAAGACTATTTAGATAAAGAAGAACTAAAAGAACTACTCGATACTATACCAGAACTCGCAGAAGAGTTGAATGATTTGGTGGATGAGATGAGTAGTCTCGGTAAAGAAATTGTAGAAGATTTTGGTATCGATGAAGAGAATGATAACTCTGATGTAATAGTACAAGTACATCAAGACTCACCTATATTGGAAGAAGATGGGAAAGAAGATAAACATATCGAGTCTGGGGACTCCGAAGAATCCGTTCCGAAGTAAACCAATACCAAAAGGTAGGATAGAATGGGCGATAGAGAATTCTGTGTCGATGAAATCTGCTGCTCGATTGTTGGGTGTAAATTATAATACATTCAAAAAGTATGCCAAATTATATGATGTGTTCAATCCAAAACCAGATAGAAGTGGAATACCCTCAACAGGAAATAGTGGATGGAATGCTGGTGGGGCTAAATTAGAAGATTTATTGGGTGGTAAACATCCAAATTATCCACATTGGAAACTACAAGAAAGACTTGTCAAAGAGGGATATATAAAACAATGTTGTAATAATTGTGGGTATGATGAGGTAAGACAACAAGACTATCAAGGGCCATATCTATTGAATTTTCTTGATGGTGATGGAAAGAATCATAAGTTAGAGAACCTATCACTATTATGTTATAATTGTTTCTTTCTAATGAAACCCGCAGGTAAGGTATTGTCCACACCAAAAAATATTGTCCATTTACGAAATAAATTGATGAAGGCTTTTGACGAAGATTCTGATTAGGTTATATTTATATAAGAATACAACAACTTTTTTAGGAGAAAATAATGTCCACACCAACAAATACAGGCGGAATCGTAGGAAGAAGTCGAAGAACTTGGGGAGACCCAGCAGGTGAATTCAATCAAACCGTAACAGTAGAAGGAAACTATGAGGCCACAGGTTCTAACGATTTAGGTTGGAGTGCATTGGTGGT